ATGTAATTATTCGGTTTTTGAGCGATGACAAAAATCGTATGAATAAGAAATAATGGGGTTAGTAAGTATTTCATTTTTATAGGTTTTTAATCAGAATAAATATTTGTTCTCCGCTTTCAATGTCGATAGAAAATTCTATGCTTCCGGCTACTTCATCATGTAGTACTTGCCTGTCGTTGGGTATGCCGGTATCGATGGTGAAGTAGTTGCTATTGCCTTCTCTGCTTACCATCAATATTTGTTCTTTGGGTATTTTTAGTGTATCATTTTGCAATGTTTTGCCTTCCGTACCATTACAAACCCATTCTAATCGTTCAATTAATCCGAAAAGTTTTCCATCGACATAGGTTTTGTCGGCTTTGTTGTTGATGGTATCTTGTAAATTGGTATCGATATTGGCTACTCCTATCTTGTCGTCCACCCAGTTGAAGAAACTATCAAAATGGTCTCTCCAATTACCCTCCGAAGGTTTGTACAGCCGCTTATATAGATTTATGAACCAGGTTCTGCTTTTTTGTGCCATAGTGATTACGTTTTAATAATGTATGCTAATACATAATATGGTGGTCGGTTTTCGTGGGCTTGGTCGCTACCTTTTTCTTGAATGGATCCTGTATTGATTATATCAGGTTCAGATGCCGACCCGTCCACACCTTGTGTTGTGTTTGACCCAGTTACTTGCAGCAGTCTGTCGAAATTGCCATTATTGTGGTTATGCCTTGGCATTTCACTTTCGGTGAGTGTATGCCTCTTTTCCCCTCCAGTGGTGCCGATGGTATTATAATCGCTATCGGCAGCAGAATATCCTGCAATAAATTTTCCACTCAGATTAGGCGTTCCGTTGGTGCCGTCGCATAATAGCCAGCCTGTGGGCAGGGCAGTTACTGAACCGCTCCACATGGCTATAATACCTGCAGGTGTGGTGTTGATGGCAGCAATATCATCTTCATTCTGCTGAACCCTATTGATTAAATCAATGTATTTATCCAATCGTTTAAAATTTGTCCAATTGTATTGAGGTGTGCCGATGCCGAATTCTAACGTTTTGGTTTTGTACACCTGTTTAGATACACCGTCTTGGTATAATGCTAGTTGGGTGGTTTCCTTTACATATACATTGGTGCCTGTACCTCCGGAGCAAAGCATGATTTCACCATTCATAGCGACCCATCCGCTACTGATGATGCCACCGCTATCGGTGCAGCCTTCCAGTATTACCAAAGAGCCCAGCCATCTGCCGAGTGTGGATAGTATATCATTATATCCACGTTGCATAAATGCCAGTGTATCCTGAGTTGCAGGGAAACCTCCTTGTTTTGTAAGATCTATTTTTTTCATTTTAGTAAGTTTCTATTGTATAGTTTTTGTCGGGTAAATGATATGCCTCCAACCATGCGTTTAATTGTGCTATATTGAGACTGGGATAGACTGCAGTAGGTATCTTCACTACATAATCTATGGGGGACCCTATCCCCAGTTCTGCTGCAGTGTATAAATACACGGGATTGCTATTATTTAAATACACCGGTATGTTTTCTTCGATAGGTTGTCCGTCCACACCACCATTGGGAGCAGCACCGCCATCACCTAGGTATAAATATGTGGGTGTTTTAGTGCTGGCATTTTCGATGATAATTCTATAATTATAGGCGGTGTCTAGCCCGTCTGGGTAGAATAAGTAATTGAGCATGTACTCCAGACGGCACACGCTGGAAGTGATACTAATTTTGAATAATACCAGTCTACGATACTCTATATATCTATCGTAAAGCCACTCGATAGGGTATATCAATGCTCTAAGCCAAGCCATGAATATTGGCTTTCGCAATGCTAAAGGGGTTAGCCAATAAGCCAATTTTCTGTAGTCAATAATATGTATGTTGCTATTATTCAATTTCAATAAAGTTTATGGTTAGGTCATTGTCGTCATAGAACCTCATCCATCCTGCATCGGGAATCAGTCCGTCAAATTTTTGTTCGGGCACTGCATTACCTACATCACCTCTGTAGGTAACTGCTACGTTATTAATTCTTACTGCCCTTACTCCGGGACATTCTTTTTGTACATAATCTATATGGGTAGTATATTGGTACAGTCCATTGAAAGGCAGTTCCATGAGAAACTGAATGATAGCTTCTCGTACACTCACTCCTTCAGATGAGAGTGGATTTCCTGTAGCATCTATCAGTTGGGGGTTGTATTCTACACTCCAGTCCATTACTATTTTATCAGCCACGTGGCTGGTGCATTCTATTTGTACTCCTGCGTCTTGTATTTGGTTCATATAGTCGGTAAAGGCATTGAGTTCAGTGGCATCTAAGGGTGCTAAGTCTGGATAAGTACCTTTGGCTAGTTTTATTCTTAAATAGGGTCTGCCATTGGTATTGGTGGTTTTTACGCAAGCGGCTTGTGTTACCATTTTAGCATCGGTAATTTGTTCTTCTGTTAAAGAAGAAGTATCGTAATCTTCTTCAAAATTTGGTAGGGCATAGCCGTACATGAAGTCCTTGGCTTTCTGTACATACCAGTAAAGCGTATGTGGTTGTCTTTTTTTTAGTTCATTATCGACCTCAGCCGTGAAGATGTCCATTAATTTTTCGAGTGTCCAGATGGCGGTGGCTACGGCATATACCATTAGATTTTCCATACTTACTTTGCTGTATTGTTCATCCCATGTTTTACTAGTGTCCAGATTGTATATACCTACCCAGTTACTATTCATTAATAGTGCTGTGGTAATTTCTTTTTTTATATCGGTAATTTTTCTTGCCATTAGTAAATAATTAAATTGCTTTCGATAGCATCAATATCAATACCTTGTTCTGTTGCTGTTACCGTCCACTCGGTAGCTGGTTTTTTAGTTCTATTTTTAAAAAATAGTTGCACTGATTTTCTTTTAATGATGTTTATATTCAGGATTTCTCCTGTTTGTATATCTTCAGTTATTCCCTTACCATTATCCATTGCAACTTTAAACCATGCTTCGATATCTCCTGCATGTTCTATAGTGGTGTCAGCTAATGTTTGTCCTTGTTGTACTATAATCTCCATTAGTATTTTGCTTTGATGATTAATTTTTCTTTATTATAAAAATCTAAACTGCCCACTTTCATTCCATCACCTTCTAATTGCTTTCTTATTTCATGCCTCCAAGCCAGTAAGTCTTCGCTTAATAATGCGTCCTTAAGTCCTACTCCCAAACTGGGGTACTCCTTCCACTCACCAGCATGGGTAGCGATGATTAATGCTTGATTTTGATTCATAGTATTACCGATAACGATGCCTTCCACAATTTTTCCTTGTTCATCTTTTAGAACCTGAATTTTGATATCTCCCAACTCTTGCCCGGTGTTACTGTTATTATCAATTATTTGTATGGCTAAATCTTTCACTAACTAATTGTATGGTTTATTGCCCCGGTTACCGCACCACTTGGCGCAATGAGTCCGGATGTGTAATTAATTTTTGCTTGTTTTATTTCATCAATAATAGCTGCTGCCAGTTTGTCGGCAAACCTATCCCAAGCCTGCTCGCTATCGGTCTCTTCCTGATGTTCTCTAGCGTCCTTTATTTTTTGTTTTAATCTATCTTTATCCAGCATGTAAAATGGTTTTAAATCTGTTTTTCAAATCAATAAATGTGGGACTATTCACCATCTGTATTGTTGGCCCTTGATTGGTGGTAAACACCATATCTAAAATTGCTTGTACTAGTTCATCTATTAGAGTGGCTAGTTCTTCTGAGTTATTTTTTACTCTTATCCCATTTTCATCTAATTGGAATAAACCCTTATCTGTTTGCCATTTAATTTTGTTTACTTCATTTACTTTTATTACTACCAAGCTGTCTAACCCACCGCTGATGCTGGTCAATAATACCCTACTACCGATGGCGGGGTAAATAGTGTATTTGTTATGGTTACCATCGACACCAGCATTTAATCTGATACTTGTGAGCGACAATTTATTATCTAGTTGCACATCACATTCTTCATCACGGACAGCGGTTACTACTGCTGACACTGGTAATAATGTTGTTTTTGTTATTTGTTGCTGTAAACTCCTTTTAAGTTGTTCGCTTCTGTCCATTTTATTATAGTTTCTTTCCTAATGTTATCACTCTTTCACCCCCTGAAGGGCTAATGCTAGTTTTTACTGAAATCACATAATATTTGCCATTTTTATAGGGGTAATTTTTGTCCATAATAGTAGCTGTATAAGTAGGGGATACATGGGGTACCAGCCAAGTGGTGAAACTACCCTCATAACCGTCAAATAAATGTTTGTCTAATTCGTTATTAGCAATAGATTCTATTCCGTTTTTGCTTATTGAACTTACCGTTAAGTTATGCTGCTCCCCTCCAGAAATTCCTGCAGAACTGGTATGTATCTTTCCATCCTCAGTTTGAGTAGTTACATTAATTTGTACATTATCTCCTTCTTTTCTTTTATATGTTAGATTAGTTTTTTCAATATTTCTGTAAAAATCATATTGCACTTCACCACCTTTCTCGATATACGGAGGATGGATATGTAGAGAGTTATCTTTTATGAAAATATTGGCTTTTGCTTCTTCTTGCAATTTTTTCAATATCTCATATCCTGTGGCTTGGTGAACTACAAACTTGTCATACATAATATCGAGTGTACAATTTAATTTCAATGCACATGGTATATGTTCTAATACATAATTGACTATTTGCTTTACTGATACTTTTTTCAGTTCTTTATTTATTACGGGCTTTTTAAGTATAAATAGTTCATCTTGGCAATCAATAGTTAAAGATCCATCGCTAGGGTGTATTTGGTTTATATATCCTGTAAACTCTTCCTTGAGATTTCCATTGTACCCCAATGAAATGCTTATGCCATCCCCCTTTTTTATTTTGTCTTCTATTACTAAAGTTTTGTTCATTACGGAAGCGGGCAAACTGATGGTAGCCGTATCGGATAACAAGTCCACAGATTTATTAATTTCCAATTCAGAAAGAAGATTTAATTGGTACTTCTTTCCTGAACTAGTGGTGAATAATATATTCCAGTTAATATTATACATCGTCTTTTACTTCTATTAAAAGG